GTGCCAATCGAGTTGGCGGGGCTGGCTTCGCGCAAGTATTGCTGTTGATTTTCAAGCAACATTGCGGTGACTTGCTTGCGATAACCATCGGCGATTTCGGGCATATCCGTGTGTTCGAGGATTGGTGCCCATTTCTTCATGATCTTTTCTGGTGCTGTGAATTGCATTTACAATCTCCTTGAGAATTAAATTTATTTATAATTTACTTTTTTCCAAAACGTGCGAGTGTTTGAACGTATTGATCCATACTTTCGTTGATTTCGGTTGGTTGCGAAACCGATTCATCGACTTCTTCGGTGAGGTAGTTGACCGGAGCGGCGGTGCTGGGTTGCGAATCGCCAAAGTAGCTTTCTTTGATGGTGTTGATGTTGTTGACAAACGATTCGTCGTTGTCGTACGACACATTTTCACAAAGCTTCACAAAACGATCAAATTCGGCGGCTGTGAGGTCTTCGCCGAGGGTCGCCACAACTTCATTGCGACGATATGTTTCGAGCGTTTCGTTGAGTTCGATGTTGCGATTGAGTTGTTCGTTGAGGCGCGATTCCATTTCGCCGAGTTGTTCGCCGAGTTGATCCACAAGGTTCACGTCACTGTCGGGAACATCCACTCCGTGTTCCACAAACAGCGTGCGAAGATTGGTGATGAAGCTCTCGGCGATTTCGAGACGCACGCCGTTTTCGAGTTGCAAACGATTTTCATCTACCCATTCGTTGACCACGTATCCAAGATACGAATCAACTTGTTCGTTGATTTCTTCGCGCATCAATTCCACATACTCTTCGGCGAGAGCTTCGTATTCGTTGGCGAGATCTTCGCGCAAAGCGGCTTCGCGCTCGTCGATTGCGGTTTGGAAGATGAGTGCGGCTTTTTGCTTGAAATCTTCGCTGAGTGTTTCGCCGTTGAAAAGAGCGCCAAGGTGTTCTTCCATTGCCTTGACTGGCTTCTTTTCTTTGATCATCTTGCTGTTTTCATCTGGTTCGTATTCTTCTTCGTTGTTTTCGGCTTCCGAAGAATCTTGCGATTGCGACTTGTTGTTGTCGAGATTGGTATCCATCGTACCAAAGCTCATGCGCTGCGACGAGCTTTTGGCTTTTGGATCGCGATCGGGCGGAACAGCCGAAGGAATCTTGGCAAGCAGAGCCTGAATCATGTCAACGCCGGGTCCCTTGAGAACCACTTCACCTTGACCGTTTTGGCCCGGTGCGGTTGGCATCGAGCCGGGTTCCGACTGCGAGCGAGTTTGTTGAACATTCTTCATTTGCATCGACTTGCCGTTGCCGGATTCGTTGCCTTCGCCCGATTCTTGTTTTTCATAACCTTTTTCTTCGTTTTCCATGATGATATTTTTGATTTGATCTAAAGGATTCATTGATATCTCCTGTTATACACCGTTAACTATTATTTATAAAAATTAAAGTTTGCTCAAAAAATCTTGGAACGCTTTTAAAGCGGTTTCTTCGAGTTTTCGCGAGCTGGCTCGACTGATTTGACGCTTGTAATTTTCTACTTCGACCGACTTTAAAACGCCCGACTCGTAGATCCATTCGCGCGATTCCATGATGCCGCGAACAAATGCGTCCGGAGCGCTGGGGTCCGCCACAATATCGGCTGCGGTCGAAAGTTTAAAATCGTCGTTAACATAAGACACGCCATTGTCTTCGCGAAGCGTTCCCAATCCACGGCTAGAAACTCCAAGTTTGGCTCCTTCATCGATTAAATTTTTAACAATTTTGCCATATGGTGTTTCCATGATCTTGGCTTTGCCGATAAAGTTGCTGCCGTCGCGATACAATTCTTTGATCATGTGGCTAACGCGTTCGAGATTGATTTGCGGTCCTTCGGGATGTCCCAATTCGCCAAATGCTCGATTTTGATCCACAAATGCGTTGCGATATCGATCCACTTCGTTTTCAAGAATATTCATCTCGTATATGCGACCGTTGCGGTTGCGCATGTTGCCCTGCAAAAACACACCTTGAATATAGTGGCTTTTGTTGGGTCCTTTGCCTTCGGTGATGATTTTGATGCTTTCGTTGACTTCGGTTATTAGTTTCATGATGGCCTTTACATTTGACGGATATATCCGCCACTCTTGTCGAGTTCGATCACAATCGACATGGTATCGTTGGTGTTTAATGCGCCGGTGTTGCGGAATTGAATCGAATTGCGACGATTTGCACTCATATCTTGATTTCGGAAATACAGTCGATTTGCCGAAAGATTAACATAACCGTTGCCGTTGAGATACATGAACGGATTGCCGGTCACAGATCCACTGGATCCCCATGCCAACTCAATTCCAGTGGCGGTAGAACCTTGCGGAAGACTCCAGAATATTTGACTAACGTCTATGTTTACGCCGGTGCTTCCGGTTGGCAACGACGCATCGTAACCGGTCAAGCTGCTGGCCAAAACCATGCCAGTGAGTCCCGAAGCGGCTACCGAACTGCCGCCACCCCATATAAATTTAATCACCGAACGCTGTTGAGTGTCGTAAAGAACGATTGCAGTTAATGATGGCATGTTTGTCTCGTTAAGTTAAAACAACTCATATTATTTATTATTTTAAATAATCGTTTGCAAAATCTATCATCAGAGCATACCCAGTGATGTCTTGTTGCAAAAAGCTCTCAAAAATACCTTGATTCGAGTCGTTCAATTCTTCGTACGCATATATTACATTTTTTGCTTCCATCGGAGTTATTTCGATGGTGCTGCCGTCATTCAGTTTGAACGATTGTGGTGTGTTGGTTTTGGCGCTAGTGTTTATTGTTGACAGTACCGTATCTTTTTTATCGGCAGGAACGATAGGTTTTTCTTCGGTTTGTTTGGAACGAGATGCATACATCAATACCGATTCGGTCAAACATTTTTGGCGTAACTTTGAAAACGTGTTCATAATGGTGTCTCAGAGTCGTGGTTGCTGTTCGGGTTGCGGTTGCTGCTGATTTGCCTGCTGCGTATTATCGATATTCGGTTGCTGCTCGTCGGTTTGTTGGATTGCTTGTTGTTCGCCTTCGGCTTGTTGTTGCTGTTGTTGTTCGACTTCGGCTTGTTGTTGCTGTTGTTCAACTTGAACTTTTTGTTTTTCAAGTTCTTTTTCTTGGTCGATTTGCATTTGCATGATTTCCATGTCGGTATCATTCAAACCAAGAATGTGCTTTTTGATCCAGTATTGAGAGTAATAAACACCAACATACGGCTGCAACTGTGTCAACACATTTGCGCGTTCGAGTGCGACTTCATTTTCTTTGAGTTCCGCAAAATAGCTGTCTTTGAGGAAATCAAAAAATATTTTGTCTTTGATGCGATTCCATTCGCGCTCGTTCAATATTTTTTTGAGTATCAGCTGTGTTTTGAGTGTTGCATAAAAAAGTTCGGTAAATTTGTTGCGCAAACGATTCACAAATTTAGCAAATTTGATTTCGTCACGCGTGATTTCGGTGCTCTTGCCAATAGTGAAGCTTTTTTGTTCACCGTCTATGCGCGACAGCGGAACATTCAAACTTTTGTAGAGCTTTTTCAGGAAGTATTTTACGTCTTCAAGTTCGCTCAAATTTTGAGCGCCTTGAAGTGTAGTAATTTCAGTGCCTTTGCCACCTTCGCGACGCGGCAGCCAATAATCCTCTAACATGCTCATGTGACGACGATCGTCACGAACTTCGCCGGTGCTGGCGTCGTATATAAGTTTGTTGCGATATTTGTTCATAAGATCGCGCACATACTGCTCGGCTTTTTGCTTGGGCAAGTTACCAACGTCAATATAAAATATACGACGTTCGGGTGCACGACTCAAACGATAAATCACAACCGCGTCTTCCATCATGCGCAGTTGGTTCAAAGGTTTTATTGCTTGATGCAAATATCCAACCGTACGTTTGTTGCGACTGTCAAACAATCCAGAAGTCACATACACTACCGCATCGGGCGATATTCTCAGACCACTCGATACACCAGTGCTGTTGATGTTCATGTTCATGCCGGTGCGAAAACCGTCTTTGCTGTAAACATAAAACTCATCAACTCCGGTAATAATTCGATGACCTTGTGCGTTGAGTTCGCGCTTGTACTGCTTGACTTTCTGAATGTTTACCGGATCCACATAACGCATTTCGGC